GAGCTTTCCTGTACAATACATGACTCATGGGAACATCATGACTAGCGGTAGTGAGGTGTAGTTTGGCCAATTGCCTCTTGGTGTCTGTGTAAGAACCAGGATCCTCATTCCAGGGGTTAGGAAACATCCGTCCTAGGAACTTGACTTTATCACCTGGTTTCGCAATCTCTGGGGTAAGCTTCAGCCCCAGTTTTGCAGCTTGCCTAGTATAATGATCAGCACTGATTTTTGCGCTCAAACCATCATCGCCACCATACAAACCCAGAGCATCCCAAGCTCGTTGGGCGTCCTCCGGACCTTTTCGTGAATATGCTTGTGATCTCAATGCACTATATGCGACAAAAGCATTATCCAACGAATTAAAGGCCGAAGTTTCTGGGCTACCAGACAACCGGCTGTAACCTGTATTATATTTCACACCATGCTTGGTGAATCCAGTGGCGTTGAACTGACTGCGATACAACTCATCAATTTCGGGATGGTAAACAGGATCAAAATATCGTCGCAATGCGGCGAGTTCAAAATCACATAACCATTTTCCGTGAGTTCCATCAAATTTGCTATAATCAGTCATGACAACACCTGTTGCCCTACAACATAATCGGACAACAGACTTTGCGATTTCAATCGGTGTTTTACTGAATGCATACCAAGGTTGTGGCTTCATCACGTTTTCAAACGCATATAGATACGTAGAATAACGAATTTTCAAGTCAGCAGGTAGAGTCGAAATTCCTCTTGGTGGTGAAACTTTACCATACGCTTCACGCTTGACGAAGGAGCTGATTATCACCTTCGACATAACACCTAACCAATGGAAGATTCGCATAAAAATCTGCCTCTGTGAAGGCCGACTCTGACGATCTGCGACATCATTAAGACTCACGGGCACACCAGTTCCAACCATGCAAGATGGTATCAAGAAGCCTAGGAACTCATTTCGGTGGCCTTCAATCGCTGGCTCAACAGGTTCATTCGGATTAGCTAGCCTCGTCACTCTCTCAGTGATATAACTTTGGTCTGTTGCATGGCTATTAGTTGGAGCAACAGCTGTATGACACCAAGGTTGCCTGGTATCACTTGCAAAAGCGCCTATAACTGCACGCATGGACGGCAATTCTTCATCTAACAACCTCATCGAATCAATCGGAGTATAATGAACTTGATCGATTTTGACAGCTGTTGTTAAAGGGCGCTCGCCTTGTTGGGCAATAATTAACGGTGCCTCGGTACATAACTCACAGATTTGAGAAGCATCTAACTGTGGGTTACAATGTTCATTCCACCAAGGGTAAACACCTGATTCACGCACTGAGTTCAAAACTGTTTGAACAGTTGAAAACGGCATTTTGTTATTG